TTACCGCTGCAACACCCGTCCCCCTGGAAAATGTTACAACCTTTAGAGATATTGAAGGAGATGTCACAGATTTTGTTCGGAATGGATTTAAACCTGGCTATCAAGTGGGTCTTCGGGACTTTGATAGCATCTTTAGTACTTACACTGGGCAGTTTATTACTGTTACTGGTATCCCCAGTTCTGGCAAGTCTGATTTCGTAGACCAAATGTGTGTAGGCTACAACCAATTATACGGTTGGAAAACTGCCTTCGCTTCGCCTGAAAATCAGCCTACATTTTTACATGCTCATAAACTTATGCGTAAGATATGGGGTGGCATGCCCAGTGAAGCCGATATTAATGGCGAAAAGTGGAATAGTATTGCAGACTTGTGTAACAGTAGCTTTTACCATATTGATATGGAAAAGTATACAATTGAGCACGTGCTAAAGAAAGGCGCTGAGCTAGTAAAGCGTAAAGGTATTAAGTGTCTTGTAATAGACCCTTATAATAAAGTGCGCTCAGTTAAACCATCTACTGATGTTAACCAATACACACTTGATTACTTAGAGCAAATTGATGTATTCGCTAAAAAGTATGATGTGTTAGTCATAGTTGTAGCACACCCCACTAAAATGTATAAAGATGGTAATGGTAAAATAGAAGAACCTACCATGTACAATATTAAAGGCGGTGGTGAATGGTATGACGCCTCTTATCACGGTTTGTTGGTGCACAGAGATTACGATGCCCAAACAGTTAAGGTTAAAGTACTCAAGGTTAAGTTTCAAAACTTAGGTGAAAACGGTGCTGAAGCTCATTTTAAATGGCAGTCAGATAGTGGTGGTTACAAGCCTATAGATAATCCCGCTAGCTTTGCTGGTGATCAAATGCCCTGGGAATAATGGGTAGTGGCACTAAAAGCAAAAAGACTAAGCAAACTAATTGGGGCAGTTATTATAGGTCTGATTATGAATACCAAGCAATGGTGTGGTGTTTAAAAAACGACATTAAGATAGGTTTGTTAGCGGCTGAAACTGGTGCAGCACCAAAGAAGTTTTATGTTGAAATTGAAATTGGTAAGAAGAAAAGCCGTGACCCTAGTAAGTATTTAGCAGAGGCCGCACGAAAGCAAGTTTATAAATATTATATTTATTATTATGAAAAACATAGAAACGCAGTATCGTAGCTTAATTAAAGAGTTACTAGATGCTCCCTTCAAGTCTGATCGAACAGGCACTGGTACTTATTCTCTTTTCGGCAAAACGCTAGAACATGATATGTCGGCGGGTTTCCCGCTTTTATTATCTAAAAGGGTTTCGTTTAAAGCTGCTAAGTTTGAATTACTTTGGATTCTACAGGGGCGAACGGATATGAAATACTTAAGAGACAATGGTATTAACTATTGGGATGACGACTATAAGCGTTCGGGGCGTACAGATGGAACGCTAGGCCCCGTATACGGCAAGCAATGGCGCAATTTTAACGGCGTAGATCAGCTCCAAAGATTGATAGCGGGTATAATGACTGATCCAAATTCTAGACGTCTTATATTGAGCGCGTGGAACCCGTCAGAATTACATCATATGGCGTTACCACCTTGTCATTATGGCTTTCAAGTATACATAAATGACGGTAAGCTAGATTTAATGTGGCAACAGCGATCTGCTGATGTATTTTTAGGCCTTCCATATGATATAGCCATGTATGGGCTACTGCTTGAAATGCTTGCTAAAGGCGCTGGTTATAAACCCGGTAAACTAGTAGCTCAATTAGGTGACTGCCACCTGTATGCAAACCATGTAGAGCAGTCTAAAGAACTACTTAGTAGAAAAACAAACAATAGGCTATTACCAGTGCTAAACTTGGCGGGACCGGGTTTAACAATTGGGTACGACAAAGACGTTTTAGTGCCTAACGAATGGGAGATTGAATTAAAAAATTATGAACCGTTGCCAGCAATAAAAGCACCTTTAAGCGTAGGACTATAATGAAGTATTTTATTTATCACATTCCAGGTAAAAAGATTGGCGTAACGCGTAATCTTGATAAGAGAGTTACTCAGCAACAAGGCTATGCTGAAGGAGAATACGAGGTTCTATTTGTAAGTGATGATATTGATCAGATATCAAAATTGGAAATAGAACTTCAAAAGTCTTATGGCTATCCGGTGGACAGCACTGAATATAAAAATCTATTTAAATCTAATGCTATGAAAATCAATGTAACTGATCAAACAACTACCTTTCCTGTGCACATTATGGAGCTAAAGGAATATTTGAGCACTATGATGGGTGTGTCTTGGGTAACCCCACAAGGTGACCGCTACACATTAAGTGGTCGTAATGCGGAATGGATATTAGAAAATGCCATGAAAAGCATGTATACCGAAGACCGATGCTACATATATAATGAAGCGTTTAAAAAATACGAGCACGGTATGTTTGCTAAAGTTGAACCTAAAGAAGAAGACGTTGCTAAATTTGAGTTGATACGTAAGTGGGCAGAAACTCGTGGCATATATGAAAGTGGCGATAAGAAAACACAATACGTTAAGCTTATGGAAGAAAGCGGCGAGCTAGCTCAAGCTATTCTTAAAAACGATGACGTTGAGTTTGTTGATGCTATTGGCGATATGGTTGTTGTGCTCACTAATCTAGCACACTTAGGTGGTTATAAGATTGAAGAGTGTATTGACGCCGCTTATGGGCAAATTGCTAATCGCAAAGGTAAAATGCAAAACGGTACTTTCGTTAAAGAAGAAGCCTTTTCTAATTACTTAAAGTCTAAAGCCCAAACGTTATGAAGCAAAAGACAATTGACTTCCGCGATCCAGTAGTTGAACGCGTAGTAGATAAGTTTGTAGGTAGATCAGATGTTGGGTATAAAAAGTATGGCGTTACATTAGAAGAAGATCCTAGTGAAATGCTTGAGTGGTTAAACCACTTACAAGAAGAACTCATGGATGCAGTCTTATACTTACAGAAAGCTAAAGAAAAGTATGAAGCAACGAGCTCCGAGGAGTAATATGAAAAAGAAATACAGCAGGAAGAGAGGGCCGGTAAGAGCAAAGAAAGTGTCGTATGACGGTATTAACTTTGCGTCAGGGCTAGAGAAATATATGTACATGGCTTTAAGAAAAGCTAAAATAGCTGCACTATATGAAGGAGAAACGTTTGAACTACAACAGTCTTTTGATTTCCCATTCGAAAGTTTCGAACGCACGGGGAACGGTAAAGGCGAGTTTATTAATAGAGGAAATAAAAAAATCCTCAACATTAAATACACCCCAGACTTTGTAGGCAAGCACTTTATTATTGAAACTAAGGGTAGGGCTAATGAGTCATTCCCAATGCGCTGGAAGTTGTTTAAAAAGTATATAGCTGAAAACAAGCTGGAGCCGTTCACATTGTATAAACCTCAAAATCAGAAAGAATGCGACATGGTAGTGGAGTTAATTCTAGAGCGCCAAAAGAAAACGCTCGGAAGCAATACATAGATAGGCAAATAAACAAATGGGTAATGTGGTCGTGGAAACAACGTGGTCGCGTTAAATACAAGGAGCTAATAGCAGAAATTGAAAGAATTACAGAGCATGCAGGAAAACGAAAATAAAAACACCGGCACCGGATGGGAAATATCTTTAGGATTCTACCCAGGCGTATTAATAGGTATGCGCAGTTATCATAACGATAACGTTACTTCACACGTATTCTACCTACCATTTTTTGATATCGCAATACAAATATATAAATAACAAACACTATGAAAAACGATTTTGACGTGTCAGATAGCTTCGCTGACTTTGTTGATGAGCTTACTACCGATGATAAGAATGATAATGCATGCAGTATTGATAATCCTGAGTGCGAAGCCTGTGGAAGCTAATGTGTGCGGCGCATGGAAAAATGTGTGATGCCTGCAAGAAAAAGCTAATTGATGAAAAGCTGCAGGAGTGCGCATCTATATTTACTAATCTAGGTATAGACTCTACAGGAGAGGAACGACGTGATGCTTACGCTAAAGAGCAAGAATTGCTTTATGAGATTAGAGCAATAGATAAAGAAAAGGGTGATCGCCTTTTAAATATCATGTAAAATAATAAAGGGGACCCGTAATTGGATCCCCTTTTTTTTATTTCTTTTTGGTTTTAGGTTTTTTCATATGAGCTGCAGAATGAGCTACCTCACCAATATGAGCGGCTTCCGCTATCCCATGTCCTGCTTTAGAGCCTACGGCAGCAGCAGTTCTTCCAGCGCCGATAGCACCGGCTGCGCCTTTAATTGCTTTTGTTACACCTTTAACTACGGGCCCTCCCATAACTAAAGATTCAATAGTGTTATCTACCTTAATGCCACCTGTAGCTTTATTAGCCATACGATTATTAAAAGCAGCCATATTATCAGCATACTTATCTTCCCCTGCTTCTTTTTTGGATTCTTTTGTTTTTTTAACAGGTGATTTAACCGCTCCTAATTTGTTCGGTCCAATTCCTTTTCTCATAATTACTTTTTGTTTTTCTTTAACTCAGACCTGTCGTATTTAGATACTCTGCCTTTAGCTTTTCTTTCCCTTCTACCAGCAGCTATGTCCGAAGGACTTAACTCACTGTATGTTTTAGGAGTGTCTTTGCTAACTTTCTTTGTAGGTCTAAACACAACATCACCGTCGCTGTAGTCTTTACTGCCACTAGGTGTTCTCCAGTCTTCTTTAAACCAACGTTTAAGAGCTAACCCTTCCTTAGTTTTTCTAACTTTTTTAAAGGGCGAGTTGTCTTGAGTATACATATTACTTTTTCTTTCCTTTATTCTTTCTGCATTTGGCGATGGCACCAGAAGCATAAGCTGAGGGGAATACATCATACTGTGCTTTTACTTTATGATAACACGCGTCTTTAAGCTTTAACGGGCTACCGAGCCTTTGTGGCCCACATCCCTTACTTGCCAAGACCACTTAATTTACCAGCACCTTTGCTTTTCTTATCAGCAGCTTTAGCCGCTTGGCGTGTTGCTTTTTTGTCTAATCGAGCTAATCTAGCATTTTTGATAGCACCCTTAATACGGCCTTTACCAATGCGCTTAGTAGTTTTAGTGGTTGACTCGCCTGCTTTGTTAGTTTTAGTAACTGTACGTGTGTTCGCGTCTTTAACAACAACTTTCTTTTTACCAGTGTTTTTATTTACGGTTTCTTTTTTCTTAACACCGTTAGATTTGGTAACTACTGTTGCTCTATTTGCTGTTTGAGTAATACGTGGGCTATTCTTTTTAGCTGGCTTTTCAGTTTTTCCTGATGCTGCTGGAGCAGAAGGCTTAGCTGGTAAAGCTGTATTTACTTTAGGAGCTGCAGTTGCTTTCTTTTTCTTAGGAGCAATTATTGTAGCTTCTTCCGTTCTACGGCGAACACTGCTTCCTAACTTTTCGTTAATACGATTCTGCACTTTGTTATATTCAGCAGTACCTTTCTTCAAACCTTTTCTTGAAGCAACTAAAGAGTTTAATTCTTTATCATACTTAGGCTTTGAACCTGAAGCTTTTGAACCTGATGTTCCACTTTTATTGCCGCTGCTGGCTGGCTTTACTTCTGCAGGATTAAACTTAGATTGAGGTGTTCCTGGAGCATAGCTACGTTGCGGAGATTTTGCATTTTTACCTGCAGCACTGTTTGCACCAGCTGTTCCTGTTTTACCCGCTTCTGGTCGTACGCCAGGCCCAGTCATTGCTTTAGC